GAACTGGCATCAGTTAAGTTTAACTGGAAAAATAAGATTATTATTGAGTACGACTACCACACAAATACCTCCCTGTATAATTAAAAATGCTGTTATACTGGGTTTGAGGAAACACAGCGCCAAAACAATTTAATAACCCTATTTAGGAAAAAAGAGGTGAAAATATGGCTAATTATAGTCGTGGTACATCAACCAACATTATCGTTGGTGCAGCAGCACTTTTTGTTGCAGATACAACTCTTGATGCAGCAAGCCTTACAGCATTTGAATCCGCTAAATCTTTTAAGACTACTCTTACAAACGACGCGGATTACACAAACGTAGGCTACACAAGCAACGGCCTTGAATTACAGTTCCAACCAGATTTCGGTGAAGTCCAGGTAGACCAGATTCTTGACGTTGCAAAACTTTATAAGCAGGGCATGCAGGTATCACTAGCAACTTCTTTCGCAGAAGCAACACTAGAAAATCTACTTCTTGCACTAGCATATAAGGATTCAAAAATTTCAGGTAACAAGGCTACTTCTGGTGGTCGTGTACTTGATCTTTCTGCAGGCGATATTGGCGAATGTCCAGTAGAGCGTGGATTGGTCGCAGTTGGTCCAGGTACTGGCGATTGCGTTAATTCAACAACAGTAGAGCGTGTTTACACAGCATACCGTGCACTTTCAATTGAAAATGTTACAGTCTCTGCAAAGCGTGACGAGGCTTCAATGTTCGCAGTTAACTTCCGTCTTCTTCCAGAAGATGTTTCAGGCTCATACGGTAAGATCGTAGATCGTACATTTGTTCCTGCTTCATAATTTAATATAATTATACGACTTAGCCCACTACAAAAGTAGTGGGTTTTGTTGTTTCTGTATGCTAGAATTGAAGTATATGGCTACAACTGTTTATAATAGTAAAATAATTAAACTTATTGATGGAACTGAGTTAGAGGCAATGCCTTTAAAAATAAAGTACCTTCGTGAGTTTATGGATGCTTTTCAAATTGTTCAAACAGCAAAAAATGATGATGATGCCATTGACCTACTTGTTGAGTGCGTAAGAATAGCCATGAAACAATACTATCCTGCAATATCTAGAAGCACTGAGGACATTGAGGACAATATTGATCTGCCTAATATTTATGAAACATTAGATATTGCTGGCGGAATAAAAATAAAAGCCAACTCAGAAGAAACAGTAAAAACTCAAGCAAATGAAAGTGGAGTAACATGGGACACATTAGACCTTGCCAAACTAGAGTCTGAGGTATTTTTGCTGGGTATATGGAAAGATTATCGTGAACTAGAACTATCTCTCTCAATGCCAGAGTTACTAGCAACCCTAGCAAGCAAAAGAGAACTAGATTATGAAGAAAAGAAATTTTTAGCAGCAATTCAAGGTGTTGATCTGGACGCAGAAAACGGTAGCGACAAGGGTCAAAAGGAATGGGAAGACATGAAGGCAAGAGTCTTCAGTGGTGGTACTACATCTGATAGTAATGATGTACTTGCATTACAAGGTGTTAATGCACAAAAAGCAGGGTTTGGTATTGGTCTTGGTCTTGATTATGAAGACGCTAGAGACCCCTCCGCTATGCTATAATTGACATAGCCTATATAGGAGGAACAATGGCAACAACAGTACATGAGAGTAACAAACTTACGCTCATTGATGGGACAGAGATTGAGGTTAGACCTCTTAAGATTTCTCTACTTCGCCCATTTATGAAGAAGTTTGAAGGTGTGGCAGCGGTGGCAGACAATAATGAAAAGTCAATGACTCTTCTTCTTGAATGCGTACAAATTGCTATGGAGCAGTATAAGCCAGAATTGGCTAAAGACTTGGCAGCACTAGAAGAAATTCTAGATCTTCCAACTGTCTATAAGATTGTTGAAGCAGCATCAGGTATTGAACTTGGTTCTGTCTCAGACATTCTTGCATAATAATAAAACTTAAAAGAGGTGATACATGGCTGATGTAAATGCTAATATTGGCGTAAATATTGACACGTCTGCAGCATTGGCTCAACTAAAGAGCCTACAACGTCAGATATCACAGTTTCACTCTTCAATCGCTAAGTCTAGCGAAGCAGCAGCACTTGCACAGAGGGATCTGCAGAGAAACTTTCTTAATAGCGTAAATTCTATTGGGGCTTTCTCTGCAGAACTCCGCACTGTAAAAACAACATCTGAATCATTTACTTCATCTCTTGAGAAAAATAAGTTCTCAATGCGAGAGTACTTCCGCTATGCGGGGGCATCTACAAAAACATTTGGTAAATTATTTAAATCAGAATATGACACAATCGGCAAGGTAGCAGAAGACCGTGTAAAGAAACTTCAAACCCAATATATTAAGATGGGCAGAGATGCCTCTGGAGCAATGAAGGCTATTGCTATCATGCCTAATCAATTGGATATGGGAAATTATTCAACACAGTTGCAACTGGCAGCACAAAAACAGGCGCTATTTAATCAGTTAATGAGACAAGGGTCTACAAACCTATTAAACTTTGGTAAGAATACTCAGTGGGCTGGCCGTCAGTTAATGGTTGGATTTACATTGCCACTTATTGCTGTTGGCTCTGCTGCAACAAAATCATTTATGCAGATGGAAGCCCAGGCTCTCAAGTTTAGAAAAGTATATGGAGATTTATTTACACCAAAGGCTGAAACACAACAGGCTCTTGCAGACATACAGGAACTAGCAAAACAATTTACAAAGTATGGAATTGCTGTTGCTGATACTGTTGGACTTGCAGCAGATGCTGCAGCAGCAGGTTTTCAAGGAGTAGATCTTCAACGTCAAACAACACAAGCGACAAGACTTTCGGTACTTGGTCAAATTGATAATCAGCAAGCACTTCAAACAACAATTGCTCTTCAAAATGCCTTTAGTATTTCAAGTGCGGATCTTGCACAAAATATTGACTTCCTAAACGCAGTAGAAAACCAAACAGTTGTATCTCTTGATGATATTACAACAGCAATCCCAAAGGTAGCACCAGTAATTCAACAACTTGGTGGTGACGTAAAAGACTTAGCATTCTTCCTGACAGCAATGAAGGAAGGCGGAATTAACGCATCAGAAGGCGCCAACGCACTCAAGTCTGGTCTTGCATCTTTAATTAATCCAAGCACAAAAGCAAGAGATATGCTTTCTGGACTTGGTATTGATATTGTTGGAATTGTTGAAAAAGATAAAGGCAACCTAAAGAAAACTGTTGTTGATTTTGCAAAGGCACTTGATACACTTGCTCCACTTCAAAGAGCACAAGCTATTGAGCAAATGTTTGGCAAGTTCCAGTTTGCTCGTCTATCAACATTATTCCAAAATGTAACAAGAGATGGCACACAGGCATCTCGTGTACTTGAACTTGCAGGATCTTCAGTATCAGATCTTGCAAACCTTTCAGATCAAGAATTAGGAAAAACTGCAGACTCTGCAATGAATAAGTTTAAGAAATCTGTTGAAGATCTTAAGGCAGCAATTGTTCCAGTAGGAGAAGCATTCCTAAAAACAGTAACCCCAATCATTGATTTTCTTGGAAAGATTGCGGAAAAATTCTCTAATCTTTCAGATGGAACTAAAAAAGCAATAACTGTTATGGTTACTGTAATTGGTGGCCTTGGTCCAATTTTGCTTATGACATTTGGTTTACTTGCTAATGGTGTTGCAAATATTATTAAACTTTTCCTTACCCTCCGTACTGGTTATCAAAAATTAACGGGACAGTCACAAAATCTAGGTGAACAAACTCAGTATATGACTAGTGAGCAGATAGACGCTGCTGCTGCAGCCCACTCACTTAACCAGGCACATGCAACCCTTACCCAACAGTTTACAGTAGAGGCAGAGGCCCTTCAAAGGCTTATAGCAGCCTATACAGCAGCCACAACAGCAGCAGCAAGGTTTGCTTTGGCTAACCCTGGAATGATGGTTCCACCAAGAGTAAGAGGAAAGTTTGCTAAATCTGGAATTGTCCGTGGCCCAGGTGGACCAAAGGATGACAAAGTTCATATTATGGCTTCTAATGGAGAAGCAGTCTTATCTGCAGAAACAGTGAACAATAACAAAGAGGCTGTTGATGCATTAATTAAGACTGGAGAGTTTGTCCCAAAAACAGATTTAACTGGAGCGCCAGGAAGTAACGCAAGAAGTTCATTCAGTTACAGTGGAGTAAATCGTCTTATCAGGGGACAAGGAATGTCAGGTGCAACTGTTGGTGGACTACCGCCAAGCAATGTTGGATCAATGGTTGCAGATGGATTAAAGAAAATAGATGCAGAGAAAGTTCAGTTTGCACATGTAACAGATAAAATTGTAATTTCTCTTGATCAACTTGTAGCATCTTTTGATCAACTACCAGAAGCAGTTAAAAAAGCAAAAGCAGAAATGATTGCTAAAGTAAAAGAACTTCAAATGTCATTTGGTGGTCAAACACCAGTAAATGTTTATTCTGGATTAGGATTCTCGCAATCGGCAGAACTAAATAACGCAATGCAAAAAGATCGTCCAGTTTCAGCACAATCATTTTTAGATGATTTTACAAAACGTGGCGCACAAAAATGGCAAACATCACTAGAAATTGGTGGAACAACACTAGATGCTGTTAATGAAGAACTGAAAGCATATGATACGGCACTTTCTAAGGGTGTTCAAAATATGCTTGATTTAGATAAAGATGTACAGATAACATCTTCACAATTTGCAAAACTTGAAAAAGAAGTTAGAGGTTTATTGCCAGAAGGATCACAACTAAAGGCAGCACTGGATTCCGCAGAATTAACTCTTACAGAGTGGAGATTAAACCTTACAAAAGGTATGGCTGAAACTTCTGGAATGTCAACATTCAAAAAACCTTCAACAGCAGATCCTTCAAGAATGTCTCCAAAACCTTGGGTAACACTGCCCAGTGGAAAAGAATTTAGACTTGGAGGAGACCATGATGTGAGAAGACTTCCTAGTGGTATGGGTCCAATGCCTTCAGATGTTGTTGATAATATGATTCAGGCAACTAAAAAAGAAGCAAAGGTTCAATCTCCATCAAAGAGAACAATTCCAATTGGTGAAGACATTGCTCGTGGTCTTGAAGTAGGAATGGCAAACAGACAAGCAAATGTTGCTAAGTCTGGAGAAAGTCTTGCAAGTAATGCTGTATCTGGTGCACGTCGTGCCACAAGACTACAAGGTGCTCCACGCTCTCTTCCAATGTCTCAAGTTTCATCACAACTTGTTTCTGCTCCACAAACAGAGCAGCAACTTAAAAAGTTTAGTGGAACACTAAGTGAATCAACACCAAGGTTATTAAAAATGAACAATGCTCTACAGGGTGGATCTTTTGCCTTGATGAGTTTATCTGGAATGGCACAAATGTTTGGCGGTAAATTAGGAAAAGTATCATCAGTAATATTCAATGTATCTGGAGCACTATTTGCACTACAGACCGTAACCCAGTTACTAACACAAGCAAAGGCACTAGAGTTAATTCAATCAAGACTTGCTGTAGCAAAACAAGCAGCAGCATTTGCTAGTTACGGTACAGGCTTAGCAAGCAAGGTTGGCCCACTTGGAGCCCTATCAAGAGTTGGTCTTTTAATTACTAAATTCTTAGGACCAATAGGAATTGCAATAACAGTTGTTTCTGCTCTTGTAGTAGGATTTAAAATGCTTCGTGATGCACAGGAACGTGAGCGCATTGCAATAGAAGGTCTTGGAAATGCGGCAGAACTTACTAAGAGTAAAATGGAAGCCCTTGGTAGTTTCTTTGGTGTTGTTGCAACAAAGTCAGCATTTGAAAGAGGCAAAACTGCAAATGCAGGAGAAGTCCAGGTTGGATCACAGACAAGAACACAACTTGAATCTTTAAAGGCTGATAAGGGTTTTCAAGGAGCTTTTGCTGGAGATATTAAAGCACTTAAAGGTGCAACTGATAAGCAGGCTCAGTTAGTATTTGATTCTCTTGCAATTGATCTAAAGGGCAAGGGCTATGCAGCAGAACAGATTCAAACAATTATTACTGCTCTTCAAGAAGAAGCAGGCAAGACAAATGTTAAATTTGATGTTAAGTCAATAGATGTTTCAACAAAAGAAGGCCAAGATAGAATGGCAAAAAATGTTGAAACTTTAACAAAGTCCCTTTCCAATAACCTATCAAAGGGAATGCAAACAATTTATCGTTATGTATATGATCCAAAACAACAAAAAATGATTTTACAGCCATTTGTAGAACTATCAAAGGGCGCAAAGAAAAACCTTAATCTTGTATCTAAATCTATTACATCAATGTTCTCTGGACTATCTGGACAACTTGAAGCAGGAGTTATTACCGCTGATCAATTTGATAGCGCATTTGTAAGAATTTCAAATACAATTAGCGCAATGCCAAAAGCACAAGCCCTTGTCTTAATGGAAAATCTGCTTAGTTCTTTGCCAGAAAAACTAAGAGCGTCTGCTCTTGGAATTGGAAATATTTCAAGTCAACTTCTTCTTCTTAAAGCACAGGCAGCAGGAGTAGCAGTTACTGCAGAAATTATTGCAGCAATGACTACTGCTGAAAAAGCATCAGGCCCTAATGCAGGTGGAAGAAAGAAAAAAGCAAATGACACTATTGCAGACTTTGAAAAGAAGATTGCCGCTGCAGCCGCAGCATACAAAAAACTTAATGATGCATTTACTGCTGGGACTGTAACTGGTGGAGGCGGTGGCTCTGGAGCAGACACACTTTCAAAGGAAGCAAAACTTACAATTGCTAGACTTCAAAAAGAACTTGACGGACTAAAGACAAAACGTGACATTATTAATGAAACTAATAATGAATTAAAACGTCAGTATGACTACCAGCAAAAATTAATGCAATTATCTAAGGATGCTATACAAGCAAAAATTTCTGGCGACTATATTGGTGCAGCAGTTCTAGGATCACAAAAATCATTTGAAACTGGGCAGTTCAATAAAGAAACAGATAACCTTGCTCTTGATAAAAAGATCATGATGCTAGAAAATAGAATTTCAGAACTTCAGGCTAATGCTAGAGTTAGTGCTGCAGAAACATCACTTAATAAAGCAAAGGCAAAAGGCAAGTCAATGGGTGGTCTTATTAAGGGACCAGGAACAGGTACCTCTGATTCCATAATGGCAAGAGTTGGATATGCAAGCGGTGGAATCATTGGCGTATCCAATAATGAGTATATTGTTAAAGCAGCATCTGTTCAAAAATATGGTGTTGGTTTTATGAATGCAGTTAATAATCAACAACTTAGCCCAGTAAGCGCACTCTCTTCCTCATCAGAAGGCGGCACAGTGTATAATATTGATATGGTTATCAATGGTGGAGATGCAGTAACAATTGCGGACCAAGTAATCAGAAGACTTAAGATTGAAACATCAAAAAATAATAAATCAAATATGGTGAAAATGTAATGGCATATAAAATTCAAGCGGGAATTCAAGTCTCCCTTAACGGCTCAACTTGGTATAAACTAACAGATCATAATAGACAGGCTGTTCAGATAGACGTAGAATTAATTGAGAATCAAAGCCGTATGGCTAATGGAGCAATGAGAAAATATGTTGTTGCAAAGAAACATAAGATTGCTACTTCCTGGACGTTTTTGCCAACAAAGACAGCAGAGACTGCCGACGGTAACTATGGCGCTGCATGGATGGAATCATTCTATAATGCTAATGCAGGTGTACCTATTTATGTAAAGATTATTGAATCTAAACTTAATGCCGATCCTGCAGCAGGAGCAATTCCAGATGAGTCGGGCACTAATTTTAAAACAGCACAAACAGAATCTACAGTAACAAATGCAACGGGGTCTAGAACATATAGTGCATTTATAACCTCATTCTCAAAGACCTTATCAAAAAGAACCTCTGTAGCAGACTACGTAGATATAAATATTGAGTTTACGGAGATCTAATGCTAACGAACTTAAGTTCTTCAGTATTCTCTAATTCTGATTCAATAGGCATGGTTCCCGTTGTTTCTGCAGAGTGGAATCATAATTTATTTAATCCACCATTTATTACTACCGCTAATACTGGCGTTTCACTTTCTACATCTTTTTCTACTTCTTCTAGCACCGTTTCTGATTCTAGCACTGTAGAAAAGAAAAACTTTACTACAAAGAAGTTTACAATGTCTGGTGGAAAAGGGTCTGTATCATATAGTGTAACTGCAGATGATGCAGAGGCATGCAAGATAGTTACTTACATTAAAACAGATAATGCAATACCTGTCATGGTTACAGCATATGCAAATGGTTCGGCTGGAGAGTTTGGATCAGAACAAGAAGAAGCAAGTGCTCTAGGTTGGACAAAAGTTGTTACTTACATTGGTGCCCCAGCCTCAGCAATATCTGGTATTTCTTCTTTTACATATACAATCAATGTTAATTCTTTAAGCGGTACCGATATTAATCCAGAAATATATTTTACAGTTCCACAATCATATAAAACATCTGCAACAGACTATAGATATGGTTCGCTATGGCCAACAGATAGCCCATTTACCTACTTTAGACCTGGAGAGTCTTATGTCCCTACGGGTAACACAAATTGTTCATTTCCATCTAACTATAGAAAAATTTCATCTTCAATAATTAATGGATACACTGCTGCAAACTATTCTCCAGTAAGTTCAATTCTTCAGATGCCTTCATTTTTCTTTGCCTCCCCTCCAGTCCCAGGAATAAAGAGTGCACCACCAACAGATATATCTCCGTACAAGTATTTTGTTTCTGGTCAGTATACAAAGAGCATTACTGGAATATATGAATCATCTATTTTAACAAACAAGATTGTGATTAAGTTTAATACTTTAGTAACAATTCCTACAATTAATGTTATTGTAAACGGAACAACTATTACTGTTGACGGAAGCCAAAGTATTACTATTCCATCAAACTCAGAAAGTTTTAATACAGGAGTGTTAACTTTGTACTGGACAGGATCTGCTTGGACAAAAACAAGATGGTCTGAAATGCCAAAGTTTACAAGCACGGGATCAATAAGTAAAACAACTACTGTAAGCAAATTAACTATTACACAGATATCAGAAACAAAAAGATCTGCTTTTACTTCATACACTAATACAGATGCCCTTGCTGATTTTGCAAGAATGCAATTAGTTGAAGTATCTCCAAGACTTGAAGTTGATCTTTCAGAATTTGTACAGTCTTTATCCATAGATAAATCAATAGATTCTCAAAATAGCGCTCTTCCTATTTCTTCAATAAACTCTGATTCATGCAATATAACATTGTCTGCAATTCCTCTTTATAATAACAATGAGCCAGTAAGTATATTTTCTAGTCAAAGTGATCAAGCATCAACTGTATTATCAAACATATTAAGAAAAAATATTAAACTTTATGTAAACTTTAATGTATTTCAATATTCTCAACTATCAACTTCCTCAACAACAGCAGCAAGTGCATACATCCCTGGAGGGGTATTTTATTCTGATACATGGGATGAAAATGACATAGACACAGTTTCTATTCAGTCCTTTGATATATCAAGATACCTTCAGGCAACACCAGCACCAGACTACGTTGCAAATCTAAAAAGCGTGTTTGAGATTGTAACAAATATTCTTGATACTGCTGGGTTTACCGACTATGATTATGATTCCCTATACAATATCTGCAATAGCAAGGCTATGCCTATGGATGTATCTTATTTCTACTGTAACTCAAAAGACTCTACAATTTTAGATACCCTTAATAAAATTTTTGTTGCTTATCAAATTGGTGCATATATTGATGAGTATGGAATTATGAAGTTTTTGAGTTTGCACGATATTCTTTCTAGTAGTGGATCTTCATTAACCCTTGCAGATAAAGATATCAAGCAGGGCGGATTATCAGTTTCTAATAAAGCAAAACCAGGAAAAGTTTCTTTAAGATATCAAGTTCCTAAAGTAAAACAATCTCCATCTTTACAAAATGTGACCAACCCAACAATTAAAAATTCTCCATCATTTGTTTATACAACGTCAAACGATGTTGTTTGGCAGCAGCAAAGTATAGACTCTGTTGGCTTTAATTATCTTAAAACTTCAATGGCTTTAGATAGTAATGTTATGGGTATAAATGTAAATGATTTACAAAATATCTTTCATACTTTTAACCGTGATGCAAATGGCTATGCTTTTATTGAAAATGAAATTGTTTCATTTTTATACAAAGAATATACAATTGCAAAAGCAGATAATACTTCTGTTACTGTTTCAGTAAAAAATGATCTTGAACTTCAGTCTGAAATTAATAATTTTATTAAAAAGTATAGCGTTGGCCTTAAAACTTCTAATGGGGATGTAAAACAAGACTATGATGTTATTATTACTCCAACAGGAAATATAACAAATGTTCAGCGTGGACTTTTTGGAACAGTTCCGTCTGCTCATTCAAGAGTGACTAATCTTGCAAGCAAAGCCCTGTCTGAAAAGGTTATGGCTCCAAACTACACAATTTCTTCTTCTTCTGGGTACAACTCAATAGTTGATGACTTTACCAGTGATCCAAGTTTGCCAAGCATATCAAAAATAAAAATTGCAAGCGCAGGAAACAATCGTGTATTAATCTATCCAACAAATGAGGTTGATAAAGGGTATCAAACATATTCTGTTAAATTTGATATGCCAGATCAAGATGTTTCTGCTGCGGGTTTATTTTTTAATATGACTAGTGCAACAAGTTCAGTTGGCACATATATGGTAGAACTTGTTAGATTTAGTTTGGTAGACCCAAAAACAACAAATCTATACTCTCCAGCAAAATATAAATACCTATTGTTTATCTTTGGTCCTGGAGCATCAACTAATTATTGGGCTGATGTTACGGGTCAATGTAACAGTATTGTTAACAATTTTCCAAAAATTATTAAAAAGAATGAAGCAACAACTCCAACAACATATTCTTACGTAACAGATAATCCTTTTAATCTAAAGGTTGTTCACTATTTGTCAGATGGAACTGATGGAGAAAATGCAACAGTAGAAACTTCAAAAAGAATACTTTCTGTATTTTTAAATAATATAGAAATTACTGGATGGAACGAACAAAAAACAGATGACTATAATGCAACCACAAACCCAGGAGGTTCTGGTTGGAAAGCAACAGAAGTCAACAAAAAAACTGGAATGAGACAAAAGCCATACTTTACAGACAACATTGTTTCGGGTAGAAAATTTGGATTTTACGCAACTACAAATCCAGCAGTAATTAATGCAATCCATCCAGCATTTAGTTATTCAGTAGAGAATGCAGTAACCGCCCCAGCATCACTTAGAGAAATACATGCAACTCAAAAACCACTAAAAGAAAGAAGCGTTAGTTACTTCTATCAAGACAGAGAATTTTTAAATGGATTAATTCAGGGTCAACCTTTATATGGAAACTCTAGAACATACGTTATGCAGACAACTCCAGAAATCTCTGGCATTAATTATTATGATATTCAATATACAACGCCTGCAGCAGTTTCTGTTGATGTTTTGCCAGTAGAATATATGTGGTATTACTTCCCAGGTAATGAGCAGGGAGACCAAAGAAACTACCAGAAAAAACTAGTTGATGAGTATTCGCTTTCATACTCAACTCCAATTAATACAGGTTTTAGAGCAAAGATGGCTATTGCCAATAACTCTTCAAACCTTGTGTTCCTTCATAAAGAAGCAGATGACCTTGATCAGTTTACAATCAATCTTAATCTATGGACTCATGAAATTGTTGCTCCATCAGACCCAGAAATTTTGGAGGCAGTCATTGATCCATCCAACATGTCAGAGGTAGCACAACTAGACTCTGAGTGGATACAGTCAAAGCAAGCAGCACAAAGAATGCTTAAGGTTATTGCTATGGGTATTGAAGGTTTTTCAAAAACGGTATCGCTAAACATATTTGGTAATCCATTAATCCAAGTAGGAGATGTAGTAACACTTACATACGCACTTAATGGAATTTCTAGCCAAAGATATGTTGTAGTTTCTGTTAATCATACATTTGAGCAGGGACTTAATACCAAGCTAACACTTAACAGGATCTACTAGGCCCTGTGGTATAATTGATAAAATAGGAGAATAGAATGCCATACGTAAAAATATCAGATCCAAACATTATTGACCTTGCTGCTTGGCATCAACTTATTAATGTTGTTAACCAGCACAGCGATAGCATTAACTCCATAACCAATAATTTTGGTACCACTGGAACTGGCTCTATTGACTGGAATGCAGACAATGCATATGCTGCCCATGAGTTTACCTCTGGAAGCGAAAAAATTGTTTACGGAAGAATAAAGATTAATACCGCTGATGCCTCAAGTAATACTGGAGATCAGATATTCTACGGCGATGTTGACTTTGGAGATAATGTTTCTGGTGCAACAACATTTAGTGCAAAGCCAATTGTTGTTGGAACAATCCAATTTGGTCATGCTAGTTTTTCTGCTTTAGGTACTACAAATCATAACATTATTTTAAATATTTTTAATGTTACAAAAGACACATTTAGTTACAGAGTTACTAGAGCAACTAGTTCTGGAGCAAGTCCAGTACCTTTGACTGGATACTTTTATTTAAATTGGCAAGCAATAGGTCCAAAATAATTAAGGGGCTACTATGAAATCAAAATATCAAAGTAGCAAGTCTGTTGCAAAAAATCCAACAGTTCCAATTAGTGCAGATGATCCAAGAGTTGCATGGAACAAAATTTCACAAACAAAATCACGCCAAGGTGCTGAAGTTGATATTGTTGGATTAAACGGAAAGTCTTTAGTTTCTGGAGGAACTTCAGCAAACAATGCAAGCGGTGCTACATCTACCGCACAACCATCAGGAACAAAAGCAAAAGGATATGCTCCTCCAAGTAATGGAAGAAAAGGCATTGACCTTGATTCAGACTCAATTACTCCCACTCCAGTAACTAATGTTGCTGCAGAATGGGATGGAGAAGACCTTATTGTTACTTTTGATTGGGATTATAGTAATGACTTAAACCTACTAGTTTCTCATTTTATTTTAGAATTAACTGTTGATGGAATTGCAAAAAGAACACCACTAACATCTTTTGTACCAAATACATCAAGTACGGCTCAAACTGTTACAGTTACAAAAGCAATTAATACTGCAACTTTTGGTGTATTTAGAACTAATATTTCTGCAATATGTGTAATCACAATTGATCCATTTTATAACGAGAGTAGCAGTGTTTGCGTCACTAGTATCCCCGAATATGTTTTAGACCTACCAACACCAACAATTACTGTTACAGCCATTAGTAGTGGATACAGCGTTGCATATACTACCCCAACAGAAGATGTTTATGATGCAATTGAGGTTGTTGAGTATGAGTCAACTGCTTCTACAGCACCAACTGGTGTAACTTATATAAGGTCATATTTTGGTGTAGTAAATCCAGCAAATGTGATCACACAAAATTTTAATGCTAGATGGGTAAAGGCAAGATTCACATCAGACAGCGGAGTTACAACCCCATTTTCAACAGCATATAAAATAACTCCAACAAGCCCAGTTTCAGTAGATACAGAAGGACCTGCAAACGTAGCAACAGTTACAACAACGGGAGGCTTAGATACCACGGGAACAATTGGCTTTAATGGTTATGCAGATATTTCTTGGGCTTCCGTTACAACTGGCGGTATTCGTGGATACAGAATAAGATATAGACCAGTAACAACTCCAGCGTCATCCTACTCTTATGCTGACTCACCAGGGGTTGGAACTACTTATAGACTGTCTGGTTTGGGCGCTGGACTAACATATCAAATTGCAGTTGCTACATATGACGAATTTAACAATACTTCTACTTCTTATATTGCTGGATCAAATGTTTCAATTAGTGGAACACCTTTTATAGGAACAAACGTTTCAACAACAGGATTTTTTCAAGCAGGAGTAACTGGAACCGATACTGGAACATTTAAATTTGGATACGGAGTAGATACTGGTAAAAGAGGTTTAGTATTTAACGCAAATAACTATTGGTATATAGACTCAGCACAATCAGCATCATTGAAGGTTGGTGGAAGTGCGACAAACTATATTTCTTGGGATGGATCTACATTTGCAATTGATGGAGATATAACTGCCAGAAGTGGATCTTTTACTGGAAATGTTTTACTGAATGGTGGATCACTTTATGCTCCAGGGGCTGGAGGTTCAGCAGGCAGTGGTATAAGAACAATATTCAATTCATCTGGAGTAGCAGCATATAATGCTTCTGGTGGATATGCATTAATGCTAACGACACCTTTAGCGGATGGATCAGTATTTTCTACTACTGCAGCAAATATTGGTGGGTGGAAGGTAAGTTCATCTAGTATTGAAAAAACTTCAGGAGATGCAAATATTGGCTTAGACTCAGCAAACGGCTACATCTATGTATCAAATAGCAATGTTGCTGGCAATAAAGCAGGTATTAATAGCCCTAGTACTATTGACGATGTAGTATTTTGGGCAGGATCATCAGCAACACTTAATAGTTCAACAAATCCATTTAGAGTCACTCTTGCTGGAAAACTGTATGCATCAGATGCCGAGATAACTGGAAAAATAAAAGCAGAAACTGGGTACATTGGAACACTGGCAGATGGATGGGAAATTAACGCATATGGAATTACCGCTGTACGTAATGGAAGAATTAGAATTGGTAACTATGACATAAAGAGTATTGCTGGTACTGATTTTTCAATTTATGATCATCAAAATTCACAAACTATCTTAACAACTGATACGGTAGCAACAATTCCTAGAATTTATTTAGGCCAAAATGGTCGTCAAGTTGAAGTTGCAAAGAACGCAGAAATATCTGGATCATATAGTGGAAGTGATCAGGATTATCGTTCGGGTGGACTTAGAAATATGTTTACTATTACACAAAGCGAATATGCTTCATATGTATTTTCACAAGCACCAACTGGGTCAGTGCTTCTTGTCTATGACCCATCTAGTTAGTAGGCCAAATGTCTATCAAACTAAGAACATCTGGTGGATGGAAAAACCTTGCTTCTGTCAAACTAAGAACTAGTGGTGGGTGGAAAAATGTTACACAAGCATTTTTAAGAACTGCTAATGGGTGGAAGTCATTGTTTTCATCTTCTATTACTCCAACCATAGAAAATGAAGTTTTAATATCTCAGTCTACAAATTCAACAACTAAACTAATTACACTTACTGGAACAAACTACCATTGGTTTAATTCAACTGGACTAACATATCAATTTAAATATTCTACAGATGGATCATCTTTTTATGATTTAACCAGTTCAACGACTATAACTAATCCAAGTATTGGAAGCAGTAATACAAAAACTTACCAATTATTAACTTCAGATGTAATAGCAAATTTTGACAACACATATATGTTTATAGTAACAGCAACAAATTCAACTTATGGAACTAATGCATCATCTACAGATTCTTTGGTTATTTCTGGAATTAGGGATATAGCAGGTTTAACTAATGATTCTCAAAGCGATACATCTTTAGGTTTTTCTTGGGGAGGAGGAACTTATGCAAATGCATTTATATACCAATATCAAACATATACTGGTGGAGTAGAGGGATCTTGGTCATCTCAATCCGTTACACAAAATTATTTTGTGACTATAAACGGTCTTTCTGCAGGAACAACATATAGGATACGTGTAAAGGGAATAAGTGGTACAACGACTGCAAATCCAGGGTATTCTGGTAATTGGGCATATCAAACAAATGGAACAACAGTATCAGCACCAACAAATACTAGTACCCCTACAATTGCTAGAAATGCAACAACCAATTATATTTATTCGGTAACAAGCAATGGAGGGTGGACAGGATCTCCAACCTCTTATAACTATCAGTGGTATTATTACAGATCTTTGCCATATCCCCCAAACAATGAATATACATTAATTAGTGGTGCAACTAGTAGTAGTTATACAACAAATGCATCATATATTGGCTATGACATATATTGTGCAGTTTCAGCAGTAAACGCAGGCGGAACAAGTTCTGCTGTAAATTCAAATTTTATTACTATAACTGAAAAACTTTCGGCTCCTTCAGGAGGAAGCGTAACTTTGTCCCCCTCTGGAACACAGAATGCTGGAACTACTTTGACAGCATCAACTTCGGGATGGAGTGGTTCTCCAACATCATATAGCATTGGTATTTATGCATCTACTTCAAATCCTCCAAGTCCAGGTGCCATTGGAACTGTGTTAAAAACAAGTTCTGCCTCAAGTTCTGTTTCATATACAATAACAGCTTCGGATGCAACATCTCCACCTTACTACTTTAAAGCATTTGCTACTGCTTCAAATGATGTTGGAACATCAAGTCAGGTTGAATCAAATGTTGTGCTTTCCCAAATTGGTGTCCCAAATAGCGGTTCAGTAAGTTTAACTGGTTCAGGTGTTTCAGGAACTTCACTGACAGCAACTACAACTGGATGGTCTGGATCGCCTACAACATATAGTGTTGCTATTTATGCAGGAACAACTGCTGGAAATTATAATGTTTTAAAGGCAATAAATAGCCCAACAAGTTCTAATACTGTTTCTTATACTGTTACAACAGTAGATGCAAGTCCACCGCCATATATTTTTATTGCATATGCCACTGCCACTAATGGTTCTGGAACATCTTCTCAGGTGTCTTCTAATACTATTACTTCTTCTCTTGCAGTAGCCCCTCCATACTTTGTGACTCCACCTTACTTCTTTGGTCCACCTTACTTTGTGATTCCACCTTACTTTGTGACCCCTCCATACTTTGTGACTCCACCTTACTTTGTGCTCCCACCTTACTTTACAGATCCAAGAAAGTAAGATAAGCATTGCTATGATATAATATATAAAGCAGAGTTAATGAGGGTAAAAAAATGAAAGATGACAGCGTAAAGCCGTGGGATATTTTAAATCCCGATACTCATTATGCTGCAAAAGAAGTTTCTGAACAAAGATATAACATATGCAAATCTTGTCCAGAGTTTATTGATTTTAGTAAACAATGTAAAAAATGTGGTTGTTTTATGATAATAAAAACTAAACTACAAAAAGCACAATGTCCTATAGGTAAATGGTAATGTGCTATAATTAATGAGGAGGAATTATGACATACGAACTGACCAATGCAGAAAAGATCTTAATCATAGATCAACATTTAAAGAATTTAGAATATAATAGATATAATCTTCAGGTTAGTATTCTAGAGTTAACATCTGAAACTAATCCAAAACAGGAGTCTATCACGGATATTCAGGCACAGATTGATTCTATAGTAGCACAGCAAACTGCATTAAGTGCAGAAATTGCATCTTTAACTGAATAAGGGGAAAATAATGGAGAGAGCAGAATTGGTAATTACTGCCCTGCAGCAACGCATTGGGGAACTTGTTTCAAACTATGAAACACAGATTGCTGTTCTTAGAGCAGACCTAACACAACTGTCTCAAGAAAAAGAAGACAAAGAAAAAGCAATAGAAGAATACTCTGAAACAATTAAGAAGAAGTAATCAGAGACCTTAAATAGATGTTAACTTGCAAACGATGCACAGGTAGAATTTTTATTGATAGGCAATACACTTCTCAAATGCATATTGAGACCTACTGTGTGCGCTGTGGTGAGAGAAAGTTTTATCATCCCCCGCAAGAAAGTAGGGAGGGCAGATGGCTACTGCTAAACGAAAAATACAGAGCGAAGAATACAATCAGTCCACTGTAATAAAAGGAAACCAAAAAATATGGTTTTTAAATGGTGACCTTGTTAGGATGCATCATAACTCTAGATCAACAGGAATGACTTCTTTTTATAACATTACAAAAGATAGACTTGAAACTTGCTTGCGTACTGATTTTAGGCGTAACCGTGAAAGAGCATACACTATAACAGAAACTGCTATTCTTGTCAATAGACATAGAAAGTATATACCAAGATTAATTAAAGCAGGAACTATTCCTGGACCAACAGGCTCAAGAAAAGGCGGGGAACCAGGATGGCAAGTAAGAGCATACTATTCAGAATCACAAGTAAAAGAGATACGTGCTATACTTGCAAGTATACATATTGGTCAACCAAGAAAAGACAAATTAATAACAAATAACATGACTCCTACTACGCAAGAATTGACAAGGCGTATGGGAGATGGTATTCTTACATATACAAAGACAGAAGATGGAAGATTTATTCCAACTTGGTCAGAGAGCATTTAAAATAGGAATGGGTGGGTAATGGAAAACGATTCAACAAAGGTAAACGTAACACTTGGATATACTCTTAACCTGGGAAATTTCCAGTCACTAAGACTTGATCTTGGCGTTATTGACAGCAAGCGTGATGGTGAAACAACAGAGCAGGCTTTTGATCGTGTCTATAAGTTTGTAGAAGATAAACTTACAGATAAGATTAAGGAAGCACAAGAAGAGGCTTCCGAAGGATAATGGCTGACCGCAAAGACCGCATGGCTTTGCTCAGTAGGTTCAACAAATTTTATACACAACGCTTTGAGCGTAAGTCTAATATGAACTTAAATGTTGAACAGTGGGCAGCAGATGCTCTCGTAGAATCATATGGCATTTCCCAATGTTATGATTTATTGGAATATTACTTTAGTGTTGCACAAGATCCCACATGGAATTATTTTGCTTACAATGCAGAAAAAATTCTTAATGGTAAACTAGAAGTAGAAGAAGATGTTAAACAAAGAGCAGAACTAAGAAGGAAAGCAAAGGAGTGGCTGAGTGAATAATACAGAGGCAAAAGTAATCTCCGCAGTCCTAGCAGATAAGCAACTTCATGTTTTGCTACAAGCAAATGTAGAAACATTGCTTCGTACACACAATGACGTATGGAATTTTATTAGACTGTATGCAGAAAATAATGGTACAGTTCCACCAACATCTTTAGTCGTTGAAAAGTTTAGAGACTTCCAACCAGTACAGGGCATTGGTGCAACAAAGCATCACCTAGAAGAATTACAAACAGAATACTTAAATGACAGTCTTAAAGATATTCTAAGATCAGCAGCAGGTGAAGTTCAAAATGGCCAAGGATCAATGGCTCTTGAAGATCTTATTGCAAAGACTTCACAACTTAAAAAGAATACATCCGCAATTCGTGATATTGATGCAACAGATATTGATTCTGCAATTGCATACTTTGAGCAAGTAAAAGAACAACAAGCATTGGGCCACAGAGGAATTAAAACAGGTTTGCCAGGGTTTGACAACTATCTTCCATCTGGAATCATGCCAGGTCAGCTAGGAGTCTTTCTAGCATACCCAGGTATAGGAAAGTCATGGATGGCCCTATACTTTGCTGTACAGGCCTGGAAACAGGGTAAGACACCCCTTATTATCTCCCTTGAGATGAGTGAGACAGAAGTTCGCAACCGTGCATTTACAATTATGGGAGAAGGCCTTTGGTCTCATCGCAAACTATCAAACGGTGAGATTGAACTTGATATGATGAAGAAGTGGCATACAGATAAAATTGATGGTCGTCCACCTTTCCACATTATTTCTAATGACTCTGGTGGAGAAGTAACCCCTTCAGTTATCCGTGGAAAACTAGATCAGTACAAGCCTGACTTTGTTGTTGTTGATTATCTACAGTTGATGAATCCAAATCAAAAGGCTGATAATGAAACGGTAAAGATGAAGAACCTTTCACGAGAACTTAAACTAATGGCTATTAGTGAAGAAGTCCCTATCATTGCTATCTCATCTGCTACTCCAGATGATGTTAAAGATCTTTCTACAGTTCCTACGCTTGCACAAACCGCATGGTCAAGACAGATTGCATATGATGCTGACTGGGTACTAGCCATGGGTCGTGCAACGAATAGTGATATTATTGAATGTGCATTTAGAAAGAATAGAAATGGTTTTATGGGTGACTTCTTAGTTCAGTGTGACTTTGATAAAGGTTACTACAGATATAAGGATTTTGAAGATGGCAAGTAAAGATATATATACAGAGGATCAGATTCGTCGTGTTCTTAACGGAGCAGGTATTGATATTGAGGCAGAGTTTGGTTCCGACTTTATTATCTTTTGTCCTTATCACAATAACAACAGAACTCCTGCTGGAGAAGTATCTAAAGAGTCTGGATTGTTCTTTTGTTTTGGCTGTCAAGTAACAAAGAATCTAACTGAGTTAATTATGTTTATGTCAAATAGAACATATTTTGAGGCTGCACGATACATTAAGAGCAAAGAACAAGAGTCAAACCTTTCTTCTGTAATTGATAAAGCCCTGTATGCTCCCGCAGATTTTGTTCAGTACGATGAACTGCTTATTAAAAGATTAAATAATCAAGCAACTGAATCACCAAGAGCAATGAGATATTTTGAGGGTCGCAGCATCACAAAAGATTCTGTGATAAAATTTAGTCTAGGGTTTTCAGAAAAGCAAGACTCAGTAACAATTCCTATGGCAACTCCTGATGGAATGTGTATTGGTTTTGTTGCTAGAACTATTGAGGGTAAAGACTTTAAAAATACCCCAGGTCTACCAAAGAGTAAGATTTTGTTTAACTTACACAGAGTTAAAACATCAACAACGGTCTATGTAGTTGAATCATCATTTGATGCTATTAGGCTTGATCAAGTAGGTTTCCCAGCAGTTGCAACACTGGGGGCTAATGTTTCTGCATCGCAGATTAAACTATTAGCAAAGTACTTCAATAATGTTGTGCTTGTTGCAGACAACGATGAGGCTGGCTCTATCATGAAAGATAAACTAGTTGAGAAACTAGGTCACCTTATTACAGTAATACAGTTAGATAAAAAATACAAAGACATAGGCGATATGGATGATGAGGCAATTAAAAAGTTGGAGTTCCAATTTGACAATTCAATCATCGCCATGCTAAAATAAAAAACATAACAAACATATAGGAGAAAAATAAAATGGCTATTGTAAAGGGACTAAAAAATATCAACGCATTGGTAGACAAGCCCAAGTATGAAGGCACAGGCACAAAGGTTCGTTGGCTCAAGTTGGCTGATGGACAATCAGTAAAGATCCGCTTCATTGAAGAGCTTGATGAAGATTCAGCAAATTATAATGAGGCTCGTGGTCTTGCACTCGTTGTTTCAGAACACACAAACCCAAAGGACTATAAGCGTAAGGCTGTAGATACAATGGACACAGAAGGTCGTGACTGGGCAGAAGAGATGCACCGCAAGGATATGAAGGCAGGCTGGAGAGCACGTCTTCGCTTCTACTGCAACGTACTTGTAGATGACGGCATTGAAGCGCCATATGTGGCTATTTGGTCAATGGGTGTTAGCAAGCAATCTGCATTTAATACTATTCGTGAATACGCACTGGAGACAGGCAGTATTTCAAATCTTACTTGGAAGGTGAAGCGTAATGGTCAGGGAACTGAAACATCATACACACTTATTCCAGGTGCTCCAGATAAGGAACCATTTGAATGGGCAGAAGTTGAACCCTTCCCACTAGAGAAGGCACTCAACAAGATTCCTTATGCTGAACAGGAAGCCTTTTATCTAGGCTTTGATACACCAGGTACTGCATCCACAAACATGGACTGGTAATACACTAGGTGAATTACGTAGGTTTGCATGTCCATACACACTATTCCTTGATGGATGGTGTTGCTACTCCAGAAGAATACATTGACCGTGCAGTTGAGTTAGGAATGACAGCAATTGCCATTACTGACCACGGGACTTTATCTGGGCATAGGGAACTGCACCGTATTGCAAAAGCAAAGGGCATCAAACCAATTCTTGGCATAGAAGGCTATTTGGCATTAGATAGACATGATAAAAGGGATAAGTCCGAAAGGGTAGGTCCACTTGATGTTAATTTTTTCCATATAGTTCTTCTTGCTAAGAATCAAAAAGGTTTAGAAAACCTCAATAAGTTAAATGAAATTGCATGGACAGATGGTTTTTATCGTAAGCCACGAATTGACTTTGATGTATTAGATCAATATGGCGATGGACTTATTATTCTATCTGCTTGTCAAGGTGGACTAATTGCAAAAGCTATTGAGAATGAAGAGTATGCTTTTGCAAAAGAAAAAGTTCAGTGGTTTAAGAATCGTTTTAAAGATGACTTCTACATTGAACTAATGCCACACAATCCAAAGAATATCAACGATGAGCTTGTTGAATTAGCAAAAGCATTTGATGTTAAGGTTGTTGTTACTCCCGACTGTCATCATGCTGACACAAGTCAAAAAGAAATTCAGGAGATGATGCTCCTGCTAAATACCCACGGTAAAGTATTAAAAGAATCAACATTTGAAAAATCAAAGAAGATTGACAATATGATGGAACGTATAGACTATCTATATGGTGAAGATCGTCAAATGTCATTTAGAAATTTTGACATTCATCTTCTTTCATATGAAGAAATGAAGTCTGCAATGGCAGAGCAAGGCCATACAGATAAAGAAATGTTTACAAGTTCTTTAGAAATTGCAGATAAGATTGAAGAATATGACATTAAGTCTGGACTTGACTTGCTTCCAGTTCAATATAAAAACCCAGACAAAGAACTAAAAGACCTTGCACTTGAAGGTTTGAAAGAACGTAAAGTAGATTCTCAAGAATACCTTGATCGTCTTGATGAAGAACTTACAATTATTAAAGATAAAAAGTTTGGTCCTTACTTTCTAGTTGTTCGCAATATGCTTAACTGGGCAAAGAAAGAAGAAATCATGGTAGGTCCAGGTCGTGGATCTGCAGCAGGATCACTTCTTTGTTATGCTCTTGGTATTACTGACATTGATCCGATTAAACATGGACTTTTGTTCTTCCGTTTTATTAACCCAGAACGTAATGATTTTCCAGATATTGACTCTGATATCCAAGACAACCGTCGTGATGAAGTAAAAGATTATCTAGTTAGACAGTATCGCCATGTTGCTTCTATTGCAACATTCATGCAGTTTAAAGATAAGAATATTGTTAAGGATGTATCTCGTGTTTTAAATATTCCGCTTGCAGATGCAAACAAAGTAAACAAGCAAATTGATACTTGGGATGAATATTGCACCTCAAAGTCAGCAGCATGGTTTAGAGAGAAGTACCCAGAGGTTGAGGTTTACGGAGAACAATTACGTGGACGTATCAAGGGCACAGGTATTCACGCTGCTGGAGTTGTAACATCTAAGGATCCAATATTTAGATATGCCCCAATGGAAACAAGATCAGTTGCTGGACAAGATGAGCGTATTCCTGTTGTTGCTGTAGATATGGGAGAGGCCGAAAACATTGGTTTGATTAAGATTGATGCGTTAGGTCTAAAAACTTTGACGGTACTTAAAGACTGTATTGATATTATTAAAGAGCGTGAAGGAACAAAGATTGATCCATTAAAGATTAATATGGATGATGCTAATGTTTACACAATGCTTTCAGATGGGTATACAAAGGGTGTGTTTCAGTGTGAAGCAGCACCATACACAAACCTTCTTATTAAGATGCGTGTAAAGAATCTTGAAGAACTTGCTGCATCAAACGCTCTTGTTCGTCCTGGGGCAATGAACACAATTGGAAAAGATTACATTGCTATTAAGCATGGTCGTCAAAATCCAGATTACAAGCACCAAATTCTTAAATCATTTACGGAGGAAACCTATGGCTGTATTCTTTACCAGGAACAAGTTATGCAAGCATGCGTACACCTTGGCGGTATGTCCATGTCGGAAGCAGATAAAGTTAGAAAGATCATTGGAAAGAAAAAAGATGCTAAAGAGTTTGATGAGTTTAAAGATAGATTTGTTGCTGGAGCATCTGCGTACATTTCGCCAAACAAAGCCTTAGACCTATGGCATGACTTTGAGGCTCACGCAGGGTACTCATTTAATAAGTCCCACGCAGTAGCATATTCAACACTTTCATATTGGACAGCATGGCTAAAGTACCACTATCCATTAGAGTTTATGTATTCACTATTAAAGAATGAGAAGGATAAAGATGCACGTACTGAGTACCTTATTGAAGCAAAAAGAATGGGAATTAACGTTAAGTTGCCTCACATTAACGAGTCAGATATTGATTTTAAGATTGAAGGTAAGGGTATACGCTTTGGTTTGTCAGGTATTAAGTTTATCTCAGACAAGATTGCTGAGAGATACATGGCTGCTAGACCTTTTAAGTCATACGCTGAACTTGAGGAGTTTACGTTTACTAAAGGAAACGGAGTTAACTCTCGTGCTCTTCAAGCATTACGAATCATCGGTGCAGCAACATTTGAAGACAGCCCACGTAATGATCAAGAGATTAAAGAAAATCTCTACGAGTATCTAAACCTCCCTGAGTTTAATATGCAAGTACCTCAACACTACTATGCCTACATTCAAGAATCAGAAGACTACGAAGAGACTGGATCATTTGTTATGCTTGGAATGATAAAATCAGTCAAGCGTGGCAAGGGGTGGTCAAGAGTTGAATTTCTTGATAAGACTGGAAGTGTTGGAATCTTTGATGATGAGAACACAACAATTGAAACTGGTAAAACTTATTTAATTCTTGTTAGTGATAACAGAATTGTAAATGCAATTCCTGCTGACAGCATTAAAGAATCAAAAGATGCTTTAGTAAAGTTTTTAAATTATAAGCAGTTGCCGTATAAAGGTGAAGAGCAGTTTGTGGTTTCTTTTAAGCCAAGAATGACTAAGGCTGGAAAAAAGATGGCAAACCTTGTTGTAGCCGATGCTGCAAGAGAACTTCACTCAGTTCTTGTATTTCCTACAGCATTTTCTAAAGCTTACATGACTATTGAAGAAGGAAATGTTTACAAGGTTTCTTTGGGTAAAACTAAAGATGGAACAGTTATATTGGAGGATGTAGTAAATGTTTGATCAGTTAGCAATTGATTTGCACAAGGTAGCAGTTGAAAAAGGCTTTTGGCCAGAAGATGTTGATGATATTTTTGTTGCTAAACAACTAATGATGATTGTATCTGAGGTTGTTGAAGTAATGGAAGCAGTTCGCAAAGATAAAGGCGAACATGAAATTTCCAAAGAGTTTGCAGATATTATTATTCGCACATTAGACCTTTATGCAGGAATGGTTGAAGCAGGGTATACTAGAGATTCACTTGATCATATTCTTAAAGAAAAAACGGAATTTAACAAGACTAGACCAGAGAAGCATGGGGTACGATTTTAATGTCAGTAACAATGGAAGAAGTATTAGCACAGTTAGATCCACGTATTCGTAAGCGTCTTGGAGATGCTACAGACCAAAAGGTTGATTATGCAGCCACCCCTAGTTTTGGCATTAACAAAGCCCTAAAGGGTGGCTTGCCTTATGGTCGTCAGGTTCTTATCTGGGGATCTAAATCTTCTGCTAAGTCTTCTTTGTGCCTTCAAATGATTGGTCAAGCACAAAAAGAAGGTAAGGTTTGTGCATGGATTGATGCAGAAATGTCTTATGACTCCGCATGGGCTGAAAAACTTGGGGTAGATTCAAAAAATCTTATTTACTCACAAGCAAGAACTATCAATGAGATGGTAGATGTAGGAACCAACCTAATGAACGCAGGAGTTGATATAATTGTCATAGATAGTATTACCTCCCTGCTACCTGCCATTTATTTTGAGAAGGATACAGATGAACTTAAACAGCTTGAGAACACAAAACAAATCGGCGCTGAGTCTAGAGACTTTAGTAATGCGTGGAAAATGCTTAACTATGCAAACAATAAAGTTAAGCCAACTCTGCTTGTTCTTATCTCTCAGTCTCGCAACAATATTAGTGCTATGTATACTAGCCAGCAGCCTTCTGGCGGTCAGGCTACTAAGTTTTATTCCTCAACTGTTATTAAACTTTTTTCTTCCGAATCTGACAATCAAGCAATTAAGGGCAAGATTCAGGTAGGGGATAAATTAATTGAAGAAAAAATTGGTCGCAAAGTTAAGTGGGAATTACAATTTTCTAAAACATCTGCTGGTTTCCAAAGTGGTGAATACGATTTTTATTTTAGAGGCGACAACGTTGGCATTGATGGTATCGGTGATCTTGTTGACACTGCTGAACTTGCTGGGCTTGTAGAGCGCACAGGTGCATGGTATAAACTTGAAGATGGAACAAAAGTTCAAGGCCGAGAAGGTTTTATCAATCGTGTCAGAGAAGATCTTGATCTACAAGAGTCTCTTAGAAGCAAGTTGTTGAATGTCTAACGAAAAGTTTAAAGTATTTAGCGGGGAGTTTCACTGTAAGGTATGTAGGGAAGAAGTTAAATCTCTTCGTCTTTGGATTGAAACTGCTCATCTTACTTGGATGTGTACGCAAAAACACATATCAAGAGTTCCACTAATTATAACAAAGAAGGATTATGAGCGAGAGAAGTGAGTCAAAGAGGCTTGGGGCTAAACAGCACAAGAACTCTGGTCGTGGAACACACAAAGGAGATGCTACATGGAGAAACTTTACTGTTGACTTTAAAGAATATCCAAAGGGTATAACCATTAATAAAGATATTTGGGCTAAAGCAGTAACTGACGCAATTAAAAATCATAATGATCCAGCAATATTTATAGTTTTGGGAGACGGGGATTCAAAGGTTCGTCTTGCAGTAATAGAAGTAGATTTATTAGAACAGTTAACAGAAGGGGAACAAAATGACTGAAATAGGACCACAGCAAACAACACTAGATATGGTAAATGGTTTGACAGAGATTGCAGATTATATGCAAGACGAAGAGCTAACTGCTGCCCTAATATTTATTGCAAAGGTAATTATTAAGCCAGATATTCCAACCCAAGTAGCAAGTATTGAGATTGTTAGACTACAGGCCATTGCAGCAAAGATGGCTTTTAAGGCTACTTGGATGGCTAATGTAGATAAGAATGATCGTGCAAAGAAGAACATTTATTACACAGCAGCGGAATCTATCAATAACTTGGTGTCAGCACTCAAGTATATAATGCGCTAACCTGCTATACTTATATAAACAAGGGGAATAAAAAATGACAAAAAGTTTACTAAAGCAGGTTATGTTAAAAGAAGCAGAAAAGAAAGAAGCAATCACTAAGCAAAATACAATCTTCAATGCTGAGGATATGATAGCTAAGATTAATTCTGGATATACAGTTAGTCGTGGTCCAAAGATGACCACAAAAAAAACATTTGCTCCATCAACAATTGCATATCAGCATGGCCAGTGTCCACGATACTGGTATCTTGCATTTAATGGTAATGTTTTTGATGATTACACAGACGCATATGGTGTTGCTAATATGAGTTCTGGAACAATGGGACACGATAGAATTCAAGGAGCAATGCTTGCTTCTGGTGTTGCTGTTCCATATGTAAATGATAAGGGCGAGAAGACAACAGAGTTCAAGGTTATTGCAAATGATCCACCAATCTTTGGTTACGGTGACGTAATGCTTAATTGGGAAGGTGAAGAAATCATTGGAGAAATTAAGACAATGATGAGTGAAGCTTTTGAGTATCGCAAGAAAACAAATAAGCCAAAGGCAGGACACCTAATTCAATTGCTTATTTATATGAAGATTCTTGGCAAGCAAAAGGGTGCACTTATTTATGAGAATAAGAATAACCATGACTTGATGATTATTCCAATAGAAGTAAATGATGGTTATCGCCAGTGGGTTGACTATGCTTTTAATTGGATGAGAGAAGTTCGCAAGGCATGGAATGATCAAACCATCCCAACAAAGAACTATCGTGGTAATTCAAAGATTTGTAAAACATGTCCAGTAAAGGCAGCATGTGCTGAAGCTGGAGATGGAAATATTAAGATTGCTTCTCTGGAGGAATTGAGTGAAACTTTGTAGCAGATGTGATAACTATTTCACACCAAAAGTTTCTTACCAGATTTACTGCAGTGAATCTTGTAGAGACGAAGCTACAAAAGAAAAAATAGCAGAACGCTATCAAGTAACTCGTAGACAAAAGAGAATAGGCAAGGTAAGAAAATGCTTGGGTGGTTGTGGAGTTGATCTTTCAATCTACAACGACTCAGGCTTTTGTTCTAATTGCAACATAAGCAAGAAGGCAGTTGACAAGATGTTAAAAGATTTAAAAGGATTTATTGAGTATGAACAAGACTAAATGGGGTGGGCCAGTGCAACCAAATAATATTTGTGCCATAGATGCTAGCACTAATAGTCTTGCATTTGCTTTTTATTCGTTTAAAAACCTTGGAACTATTGGAAAGATTAACTTTACTGGTGGAGATATTTACGAAAAAGTAGCAGACGCTTGCAAAAAAAGCAAAGGTTTGTTCGCCCAGTTTAATATGGTTGATGCAATTGTTATTGAACATACTGTTTTTATGAATAGTCCTAAGACTGCTGCTGATCTTGCACTAGTTCAAGGTGCATTGCTAGGTGCAGCAGGTCTTTCTGGCATTAACACTTTTGGAAAGGTTTCTCCTATTACTTGGCAAAATTATATTGGTAATAAGAAGATATCAAAAGATGAGCAACTTTATATCCGTGCACAGCATCCTGGAAAATCTGTTTCTTGGTATAAGACATATGAGCGTAACCTTCGTAAAGAAAGAACAATTAAGTTTATAAACACTATTTATGATAAAACAATTACTGATAATGATGTGGCAGATGCCTGCGGTATTGGTCATTGGGCTATTAATAACTGGGGCAAGGCAATTGGAGTTGACAAATAACATTATGGCTGCTAAACTATATACTAGTGAGACTTGGCTTCGTAAGAGATTTCTTATGGACAAAAAGTCACCACAAGATATTGCAAAAGAGTGCGGAGCAAGCGTAGAAACTATCTATGTTTACCTTGCTAAATTTGGATTAAGGAAGTCAAAGAGATGAATAAGTTTCATAAGTTTGTAACATTTATTGCAGTTGTATGTACTGTTGGACTTACTTATGCAGTTTTTACATTAAAAGGAATGCCCGAAGCCTTTGATTGGGAAGATGATGAGTGATAATTTAAACATCACGGTTGATCAAGTTAATCATCCACAACACTATACAACAGATCCTTCTGGAGTTGAGTGTATTCAGATTACTCGTCATCGTAACTTTAATATTGGTAATGCATTTAAGTACTTGTGGAGAGCAGGACTTAAAGATGAATCAAAAACTATTCAAGATCTTGAAAAGGCAATATTTTATATCAAGGATGAAATTAATAGACTAGAGGGAAAGTATGTCAACTGAAGAAGATCTAGTTAAACACCTTGATCAGGTAAACCAAGTTGTTGCAGAGTATCTTAAGGGTACTGACCCAACAAGAATTTCAAAAGAATTAGCAATCCCACGCACCCGTGTTGTAGAACTTATTAATGAGTGGAAGGTTATGGCTTCTGCTAATGATGCTATTCGTGCCCGTGCAAAAGAAGCACTTGCTGCAATGGATGCACACTACAGCAAGCTTATTACAAAATCTTATGAGGTTATTGATGAGGCATCAATGACTAATAATCTTAGCGCAAAGACTCAAGCAATTAAGCTTGTTGTTGATATTGAAAAAGCAAGAATTGATATGCTTCAAAAGGCAGGACTTCTTGAGAACAAAGAACTTGCAGAAGAAATGGTTGAGATTGAAAAGCGTCAAGAAACTCTTGTCGCTATCCTTAGAGACATTGCTTCAACTCACCCAGATATTCGTGACTTAATCATGTACAGACTTTCTTCTGTTGCAAAAGATGGGGAAGTGATTACAGTTGTCCACGATGTTCAATGATTTTTTTGAGGCACTTAAAAATAATAATTTTGAGGAAATGCCAGTAGATGCAAAGACATTTGTTGAAGGTGAAGCATACCTAAACCAACCACCACTATCTGATATTCAGTATGACATTGTTGAAGCAATGAGCCAAATCTACAGAGAAGAAGACCTTGTAGATATTTTGGGGCCAGAAGAAGGTCATCGTTACTACAAGAAGTATACAAAGAACGAAGTAATCTTGCAACTGGGCAAGGGATCTGGAAAAGACTTCACATCAACAGTAGCATGTGCATACATAGTATATAAACTACTATGCCTTAAAGACCCAGCAAGATACTTTGGTAAGCCTGCAGGAGATGCCATTGATATTATCAACGTGGCTATTAACGCTCAGCAGGCAAAGAACGTATTCTTTAAAGGATTTAAAACCAAGATTGAGAAGTCTGAATGGTTTGCAGGAAAGTATAATGCTAAGGCTGAAAGCATTGAGTTTGATAAAGCAATCACGGTTTACTCTGGTCACTCAGAAAGAGAATCACACGAAGGTTTGAACCTTATCCTTGCGGTGCTTGATGAAATTTCTGGGTTTGCACAAGAAGTTGGAACAGGAAATGATCAAGGTAAGACTGCGGATAATATCTATAAGGCTTTCCGTGCATCTGTTGATTCTCGTTTCCCTGATTTAGGTAAGGTTGCATTGCTTTCCTTCCCCCGTTTTCCTGGAGACTTTATCTCTCAAAAGTATGAAGACTCAATTATGGAAAAAGAAACAATTACTTATACTCACCGTTTTATTATGAATCCAGATTTTCCAGATGACCTTGAAGGAAACTATTTAGATATTGCTTGGGATGAAGATCAGATTGTTGCATATAAATATCCTGGGGTATTTGCATTAAAAAGACCAACATGGGTAGTAAACCCAACAAGAAAGATTGATGATTTTAAACTAGCGTTCTTTACAGATATGGGTGATGCCATGCAACGCTTTGCTTGCGTACCAACATTTGCATCTGATGCTTTTTTTAAGCAAAAAGATAAACTTGAAAAGTGTATGACACTAAGAAATCCTATTGACAATAACAAAAGGTTTGATGAATCATTTGTGCCAGATCCAGACAAGGTTTATTATGTTCATGCTGACCTTGCACAAAAACACGATAAATGTGCAGTAGCAATTGCACACGTTGATAAATGGGTAAACCTACAAGTAGTTAAAGACTATGAACAAGTTGCTCCAATTATTATTGTTGATGCAGTGGTTTGGTGGGAGCCAAAGGTTGAAGGCCCAGTCAATTTATCTGAAGTAAAACAATGGATTCAAAACCTTCGCAGACAAGGCTTTAATCTTGGAATGGTTACATTTGACCGTTGGCAATCATTTGATATTCAGCAAGAACTACAAGCCGTAGGAATAAGAACTGATACTGTTTCTGTTGGCAAAAAGCATTATGAGGATCTTGCAATGATGATTTATGAAGAGCGTGTTGCTATGCCACGCATCCCATTACTGCTTGATGAAATGTCTGAACTTAAGATTATTAATGATAAAAAGGTGGATCACCCACGTAAAAAATCTAAAGATCTATCTGATGCTGTAACAGGTGCGGTATTTGGTGCGCTATCTCATACCCCCAAGAATACTAATATAGAGATTGATATTCATACCTGGTCACGCTCAACGTCGCAACGACTTGCAGAGCAAGAACAAGGTGTGGTAAAATTGGATAGTCGTGAAATTCCTGAAGAAGTTCAGGATTATCTTGACAACTTCAATTTATTATAAAAAAACTAACAAGGAGAAAAATGAATTCATTTAAGAAAATTGCCCTAGGTCTTGCTGCAGCTTTGACCTTTGGCGTTACTTCGGCACTTCCGACAAGTGCTACTGTAATTGGTCCAACACTTACGATTGACTCTGCTACAGATGCAATCAATGCTGGTGAGACTGCAACTGCGGTAGTTACATTGTCATTTATTTCAGAAACAGCAGCAGATACAGCAACTGTATTGTCTGCTATGTTCTCACAGCCAACAGGCGCAGCAAAGAATGCAACAATTACTTTGCTTGAGACAACAACTTCAACAGTAGCAATCGCTGCAGGAAATCTTTCAGCAGACGTTAACTCAACAGTTGGTACACCAGGATATGTGACCGCAAAGTTCACACTTTCATTGGTTGCTCCAACAGTTGCTGGTACATATGAAGCAAGAATCATTACAACTAAGCCATCAACTGGACCATCCGTTGCATGGACAATTACAGTTAAGGCAGCGGACATTGTTCCTTCTGCAGCAACAACAACTTCAATTCTTAATAAGGGTGAAGTTACAACTGCAACAGTAGATGCTTCAGTTTATGCACCAAAGGCAACTTCAACAGATGCAGCAGCGGTAATCGTTGTTACACCTAAGAATGCAGCAGGCGGAGCAGCAACTGAATCAATTCTTGCAACAGTTTCAGGAACAGGCTTGATCGGTTATGGCACAAATGCTACAACTATCTCTGCTCTTGGTCGTGCACTTGTTATTCCTACAGGCAACTACATTGGCGTATTTGCTGACGGTACAGCAGGAGTTGGAACAATTACTCTTACAACACTTACAGGTACAGTACTTGCAACAGAGCAGGTAACATTCTACGGTGATATCGCAACAATCGTTGCTACACCAGTTAAGTCTGTTATCGCAGTTGGTGCAAATACAAATACAGTAACAGCAGTTGCAAAGGATGCTTCTGGCGTAACAGTCGGAGCAGGAACCCTTTATGCATACTCATCAGACGTAACAACAGTTTCTGATTCAGCAACAGCAGCAACAATCGTTGACGGCGTTGCAACATTTACAGTCACTGGTGTTAAGGCTGGCGGAGTTGCTGTCACAGTTAAGTCAGGTACAATTGCATCTGCTCCAGTCGCTACTCGTGTAGAGGCAGCAGCAGCAACAGTTAAGGTTTCATTTGATAAGGCAACATACCTTCCAGGTGAAGCAGCAACTATCAAGGTTCAGGTTCTTGATGCAGCAGGTCTTCCAGTATCTGGAAAGACACACGCTAACCTTTTTGCAACAGGTGGAATTGTTTCTACTTATGCATTTGGTTCAGGTTCCGATGTTCTTACAGCAACATCAGTCACAACTGATACTGAAACTGTAAAGTCATACAAGGTATTCATGCCTTTGACAGAGAACACTGTTACACTCACAGCAACTGGTGGATCATCTCTTCCAGTAGCAGGTCAGGTTGCAGTAACAGCATCAGCAGTTGTTTCAAACACTGCTGCAAAGGCTGCTACAAAGGCTTCTGAAGATGCTGCTAAGGCTGCAACAGAGGCAACTAACGCAGCACTTGCTGCTGCAAAGGCTGCTGACGAAGCAACTCTTGCTGCACAGGCTGCATCAGATGCAGTTGCTAAGTTGTCTGCAACAGTGTCAGCAATGATCGCTTCACTTAAGAAGCAGATTACTTCACTTACCGCTCTAGTCGTAAAGATTCAGAAGAAGGTAAACGCTTAATAAGCCAACAATTTAGGGGGTTAGCCAAGTGCTAGCCCCCTTTCTTGTAGCATAAAATGATATAATAGGGTTATCAAACATCGGGAAGGATGTGGCCCTGTATTCAAAATATCCTGCTAAAAAGTGGGTTGGTGGCTTTTTTGGTGGGACTTTGGTTCATCCTGTGTCCAACAGATCATGCACATGCAGATAATGAAGTTACATCTCAGGTATCTTCTTCAGATACATCTACTGCAACAATAAATTCATCTTCAACAGTAATAGTCCACACATCAACAGAAAGTGCCACAGCCATAATTGAGGTAGCAAATGCTACAATTTCTCAGGCTGAAACTACCACGGCACAGGTAACAAGTAACGCAACAGCCATTACAAGCCCTACAGAGACCATTACAGCCACTATCACACAGGCTGGTACATCAATTGCTCAGGCTCAGACAGTAGTAGATAGTGCTACTGTGGCTGTCAATAATGTTATTTCTGCTCAGAATTCCCTGGCTCAAGCGGTAGAAACTCAGACTGCCAGATCACAAACGGTAGCCACAGAGTCAGCAACAGTCCTATCTTTAACAGATAGTATGACAGTTCTTAATACACAAATAGATAGTCAGACAGCAACTGTTGTATCAGACAGCGCAACAGTGACTAACTTTCAGGGAGCAGTTGCTCTGGTACAAAACCAAATACGATTAGAGAACTCTGGAAATCCACAAACCACTGATCTTCCAAAAGACGATGACTGGGCATTTTTAATGACTTTACCGTATGCTTTAAAACTTGGTGATCGGACCTATACAGATGTTTATGTTGCTACAAATGGTTTGATATCTTTTGGACAGCCACAAGGTTGGGGAGGAAATGCTCCAGCAGTTTATGTTAATTTCCGTGACTGGTGGAATGTTGATCAGCAAACATATGTAAGATACTCAACAACAATTAATTCATTATTAGTTGAATGGAATGTTGTTCCATTTGCTACCCATGCCCCAGGTACATCAACTACACGGATGACATTTGATGCAGACGTAAACCCAATTGATGGATCTTGGAAAGCAGATATTTCTTCTATTGGAATGAATGGAAATAATACAAACAATCCAGTTCAAGTTGTTCAGTATGTTAATAATCAAATGCAAAGTATTTCTATACCGCTAGCATCTGGAACAAATTCAAGTAATTTTACAGCACATATTGATAATACTGGATATACTCCTTATACACCAGTACCCGCAAATACAAATCTTGCAGAAGCATTAACAACTGCACAAAATAATTTAACAACGGCACAACAAACTTTAACTGCAGCACAGGCAGTTCTTGCTGGTCTTATGTCTGATAAGAATGCATTACAATCAGAAATTAATCAAGCACAACAATTACTACAAGCAGCCCAGTCTAACTTAAATACAGCAAACCAGCAAGTAGTGTACTGGCAGGGACAGGTTGAAACAGCCAAATCACAATTAGATTCAGCAATTATACTTATAACTCAAGCAGTTGAAGCCATGGGATCGTCTGTTAGTGCTGCAGATTCAATAGTTCAAAATACTTTATCTGCAGAAGAAGCAGTTAGACAAGCAGCAGCAAGAGTGGAAGCCCAAAGGCAATTGTCTATTGCTGAAGAAAATGCAAATGCAGCAGAGGCTGCAGCAGCAAGAGCAGAAGCAGCAGCGCAGGCTGCACAGCAAGAAGCAGAAAAGGCTGAAGCAGATCGTGTAGAAGCAGAAGAGGCTGCAGCACAAGCAGAAGCAGAGGCACAGCAAGCAGAAGAAGATAGAATTGCTGCAGAAGCAGCAGCAGCAGAAGCCCAGGCAGAGGCTGAGGCTCAACAAGAAGCAGAAGCAAAAGCGGAAGCAGACAGACTAGAAGCAGAGGCCGAGCAAGCAAGACAAGCAGAAGAAGATGCTAAGGCTGAGGCAGCAGCACTTGAAGCAGAAGCAGAGGATGCTAGACAAGCAGAAGAAGATGCAAAGGCTGAAGCGGAAGCAAAAGCACAAGAGGCAGAAGATGCCAAGGCAGAGGCTGAAGCAGCACAAGAAGAAAAAGAATTAAAAGAAATAATTGCAGATGCAAAAAATGGTAAAGAATTAACCGAAGAACAAAAAGATGTTGTAGTCGCAGCATTAGTAGCAGACTTAAAACCAGGTGAATCAATTTCTGCAGCAGAGGTAAAGGCATCTGGAGTTTCATACGCAGACCTTCCACCAGAAACACCAGTAGCAGTTAGAACTTCTGAGTCTGGAGAGGTATTAGTTATTACTGCAGAAGTAGCAGCAAATGTAGAACTTGTTCAAGACCCAGGGGCATTGTTGCAA